ATATTTCAAGCCGATAATTGCAGTTCCCACTTTATTTGTATTCGCTGAACTTATATCAATTTTCCCGTTTTTAACTGTGAAATCCCCGAGATATCCGCCATTACCAACAACCGCAACGGTTTCACCTTCAAGATGTTCAAGTCCTGAAAATATTGTTGCCGAGAAATACCAGTTAGAAGTTGAATTGCTTGTCGGTGATTGTAAGACATTTACACGAACTTGTGTGCTTGAAATAAATTCAACTATATCCATACTTCCATATTCACGACCTGTAATAGTTTTATACCAAATCCTTCTGCCTACATCCGAATTATCAAATATTTCCGAATCGCAAGTTAAAATATTTTCATTCAATGTAATTGTTTCTGTGTGTAATCCCGAATATTTAATAGAACAATCAAGATAGTTACAATCTCTTAATTCTTCCGCAATTTTCCTGTAATACGCATATTCGTCATTTTGTTTTATTTCAAGAATTTCTTTATCCGTTGCGTTATCAGGAATAACAGAAACAAAATCTTCCGGTCTTGAAAATTCTACCGTTTCGGTTAATCTTTCAAGATAATATCTTGTAATGCCGTTGACTGTTCTTTTAATATTAGCGAATAAGTCATATTCGCCGTCAGGTCTTGTGACAGTGCAAATATCTATAAATTCACCGTCCGTAATAAATTTAGATTGAGCGTTTACCGCTTCATCATTTGAAAAACATAAAGCTAACAATTGACCGCCTGCAATAGCGTATATCAAACCGAATCTGTCAAATTTGTATGCGAGTTTTTTAATACCGCCTTTTGTAATTTCATAATTACCTTTTGAAAGATTGGTGCTTTTAAATTGTTCCAATAAATTATCATATTCAAATATTTGAATTTGTCGTTTATTTGCAGTTACAAAGAAAGCATAACCGTCAACATATACGGGTACAACTTTTGAAACTGGAACTTTACAAGATAATTTTGCAGAAATATCTTCCGGTGTAATTGCAGTTGTTGTACTTCCCCCGTTTACCGTTAAAATTCCTTCGGGTGTTCCTATATATAATGAATACGGGCTTGCAATCATCCATAAAGCAGAAGAATTTGCTTCCGCAAGGTCAAACTGATAACCGTCATTTGTTCCCGTACCTGTTGTAATATCGTTATAATTCCCGCCTTTTGAACCGTAAAGATATGTAGGATATTTTGATGAAGAACACCTGTTTAAACGGTTTTCATAAAATGCACACGTGCAAGGAAAACCGTGATTAGATGAAGCAGAAGAACTTGATAAACTTGCCGTTCCTGAATTAGTAAATGTTGTATCGGTTAATGTAAATTTATTACTTGCAGTTCTTTTTAATTGCTTTTCAGGATATTTTCCGCCGGTATGCGTAATATATAATACATCACAATTTTGAGTCATTGAAAGATTAAAAACTTCAGTGCCGTATGGATGTGTTAGTGTTAATTCGTTCCCGCTGTCATCTAATACACGAACAAGTTCATTATTTGCGTTATATGACCAAAATTCAATATATTGAGTTCTGAACACTAATAAATAAGATTGGTCTTGATTGAATTTAAATTCATACAGCGCGGCATAACCTATTTCATCAAGAAATTCAAAACCTGTTCTGTAATAACAATCCCCTTTAATAGTGTGAAAAAAATTGCGTGATAGTTCGTGTCCGTTTTTAAATAACGGTAAATCAAAACGACCTTTCACATCACGGTCAATCTGTCCTGATGAAAAATTATTATTAGGTATTGAAGTTCTCATTGATTAAAATCCTTTATCTTATCGGGTAATTGAAATTAAAATTTTCTGAAATAATTTTTGATTCACGATAACGAGGTTTATTTATTACAATCATTCTATTATCACGACCATACTTTGTAGAAGTTTCAATGTATTTCTGTGTTGCAAGTTGTTTAATAAACTGCACTTTTTGTTCATCTTCAGTCAACGCAAGACAAATTTTTTCTGCCAATTTTAATGCAAAGCAATCACAAAATTCACTGTCATATACGCTGACGTCTTTAATATCAGCAATATAGCGAATACTGACCTGTTGAACCGTTTCATCACAATAAAAATATTCGCCCTCAATTTGATATAAATTATCTGCTAAAGGACTTCCAAGATTTAGAACCTGCAAACAATCACGAGGTAAAGCGTAAGCCTTGCCATATCCATAAACAGGTACATAATCAGAAAATTCTGCAAGTACGGCACGCTTTATTGAAAAACTTGCATTCAAGTTCATTAATAAACTTTTACGGACTATATCATACCAAGCGTTACATTTTTTAGCTTCTTTTGTTTTTTCGTCAAGTGATGTAATGTTTCTAATATTGCAATAGTCCAGTGCCATATTGCATATATCTAATGAAGATTGAACCATTTTTATAATTCCTTTTTTAAGTACTGCTTGTTCCTCGCCTTAAACGTGCCTGCACGGCAAGGCTCACCGCCTTGACCGTTCCGCACTCGGCTGCGGTACGCAAAAAGGCAGGCTTGCAATAAACAAGCCTACCTTTTAATAATTACATTGTAGAAGTCAAGATTATAACTTTAGAACCTTGAAGTCTAACTGCTTTAACCCACATATCAATTGTTACTTCCCAAGAATTTACGTGAGTTGCCGAACGTTCGCAGTCTAATCTTCCTACTTCAACTGCAAATGCAATTGATTTAGGTGCCATTAAAACATTTGAACGAACATTATCAGCACTTTCAGGAAGAATAGGAAGGTCAACGGTTGTACCGCCCTGAACATTTCCTGCAAAAGTAACAACGTGAAAACCTGAAGCATTGGTAATTGTCCCTTTGTCAACAGTGTTGTTATTTGAATAAAGTGCATTCATATATTTGTCATCATCACGCAATGCCTGTTCTTCTTTGGATGATATTGCCAAAGTAACGCCGTTAGTATCAACATAGTTGTTTTTAAAGGTTGTAATTGCAGGTGAAATAACAGTTGAATAACTAAACGTTGTAGTTCCGGCAAGGGTTATTACTCCGTCTTGTTCAGCCGTTAAAGTTGTACCTGCTTCGTCAGGTGCACCGACAACAACAGAGCCAACTGCGGCATCTATTATACATTTATCGGTTAATCTGTTCTTTGTTTCACGCAAATTTTCAAACAGGTCAGAAGTCGGGTCAGTAATCAGTTTTACTGCTCTATCATAAGAATCAACAAGGTATGTACCTGTGAATCTTTGAGCAACTGATTTTCTGTTGTCGTTTCTGATTGTCAGGTATTGCTTTTCGGGGTTACGACCTTTTGAAGTTACATCAACAAGTTCATTACCTTCAATACGTGAAATGTTTGAAATACCTTTAATGTCCATATGCTTGATTGCAGGACAATTTAAAAGTTTTGTGTCTTTGTTGGCAGCAAGTCTTTCAAAGTTTTTTTCAAAAAGCAAAAGGCTTGCGTGGTCTAAATTCGGACTTGAAATGATAGGCATTTGTTTTACTCCTTTTCTCTTGTACGGCTTTTTCTAAAAAGCCGAATGTACTACGTGCATTTGCCTTCTTAGAAATTGCCTGATAATGCCTATCAGATTTTCTTTGAAAGTAATTTGTTAAATCTTGAGTTCTTTCGATTATTCAGATTTAACCGTTTTGTAATTGACTAGCAGAAGGGAACTGTCCTTGCGTTTCGGTAGATTTTTCACCGTTGTCAACATTTCCTGTCATAGCAAGAATTCCGTTCGCTACTGTTTGTCCGATTTGTTTGGTAAAATCGGCAAGCGTTTTCTTTTTCACTTCAACCTTTTTACCTGTAAAATTGTCAATAAGTTCAACTGTAAGTTTTTCATTTCCTAAATCCAACTTCAACGTTCCGTCAGGTTGTCGTTTGTAAAAATCAAGTGCTTCTTGTTCTTGTGGTGTTTTCATAGGAATTTTCAAAACTTTCTTCATATAAGCTTCCATAGCTTTTGTACGAAGTTGAGTTATTGACATTGTTCCGGGCAATGGAATTTCAAAAATATCATACATACAAGCAAGCTGTTGTATTTCATCTTCGTTCATTTCTGAAATTTCTTTGCCGACGAGAGGAAATTTATCATCAATTTTTTCAACATCTGTAATTACCCAATGGCGAAGTCCTGAATATAACGGTTTATTTTTCATTTTTCTTATAATTACAGGTAAAAACCTGCTTATAATATGAGAACCCGCACCTTCAGGATAAAATCTTGATAATGTAATTTCCGTATTAAAATTTGTATATTCTTTGCTTGAACCTTTATCGGTTTCATAAATTCCTTCTACTTTGTATTTATATGTTGCCATTTTAATTACTCCTTTGTTATATTCTGCTACTATTGAAATATTTCACGCATACGTTTAACGATTGCTTCTTTTTCGCCGACCTGATGAGGTCTGTTATCAAGGTCTTGAAGTTGTTGATACAATCTGTTATATTCTGCATTTCTATCTGCTTCGGACATTCTGAATTTTGCAGGATTACTTGAATTGTTTGTGCCTTCTTTAAATCCGTACTTGTTCACTAATCCTTGTGCTACACGGTAGAACATTTCAATTGTGTAATTTGGTGCGGTCTTTTGTAGGAACTGTTGGTCTGTTTCAGGCAAAAATTCTTTTAAAAGTCCTTCAACTGTTTTTCTTTGCTCTTGATTGCCGTTAAACATTTGATTGATATTATTTTCAAGGTCATCAGCATTTGTATATTTTTCAAATTCTTTAATTTCAAAATCTGTATAGGCTTTTAAAATACCTTGTCCTTGTTCTTTTGAAATTCCTAAATCTTTGAATATATTGCCAAAACTTTCAAAAACTTCCGGCGGATATTCGTATTGAAGGTTTCCGTTTTCATCTTTTAAAATATCACTAAAAGCATAATCTTCAGCTTTTTCAGGTACTTCAATATTCGGTGCAATTTGTTTAACAAGCTGTTCTCTTATCTGTTCATAATTTGATAAACTTTTCAAATCTGTCGTTGTCAGATAATCTTCAACTTTTTTACCTATTAAAGTTTGTGAATTATCGTAACTTCTAAACAGTTCTGATTTTAAATCATCACCTGTTTTTCCGTCAAAAAACCTTGTCCACCCTTTGTCTTTGTACTCATCAGGAATTGAAAATTCCGAACCTGATTCAGCTCCACCGCCTGAATTGTCAAAATTATCAGAACCCTGTTGAAAATTGTTGTCGTTGTTTCCAAAATCATCCATTCTGTTTTTACTCCTCTAATTTGTATTCATCATATATTTCAATTTGTGCAAGAACATCTTTCGGTAAAATATTTCTGATTATATTCCATATATCCCTTCGCCCCTTTTGATAAATAAGAACTTCGGGATTTATGTTTCTGTCAGAATCATTCCAACCGCAAGCTCTTTTTATAAATTGCAAGAAAAATTTACCGTTTGGATTATTGAAAAGTTCCTTGCACGCAAGTTTCACATTTTCAATTTTTTGTTTTTCTCGTTTTTCTCTTTCTGCTTGTTTTTCAAGTAATTCATCTACTTTACTGTAAGAATTCATTTAAAATCTCCTTTTAGTGTAGCCGTAAAGAAAATGGTAATGCGTTGAGCATTGCCATTTTTAGGCGAAATCTAATAATCGGCGACGTAGGATAATCGAGTAAATCGAGCGACAGTGTGAGCGTAGCGAGATTTTACGAGATACCCACAGGAGCCTTTACATATAATTTTAATTGCACCGGCGGAAAATTATTTTTGCAGTTGCTCCTTTGCTCCTGACAAATTCACCCTATCGGGCAGGAATTTGAAACGTCGCCATTATTATGCGCTATCATCAAAGCTCTTCGCTTTGCTGATAGCTGCACCGGCTTGCGCTGTATCTTTCATCATTTGAGATTGTGCGAGCATTGCTTGTTGTTGTGCCTGTTGTGCCTGTGCTTCTTCAAGTTGTGCAATAACTTCTTCGTACTGATATTTTGATTTAATAACTTTATTATTTACGAGATTCGATACTGATTTTAATAAATCAAGAAATTCATAATCGTTTATTGCATTTACAAGTTCCGGCTTAATCTGTAAAAGTGCGTCTAAATATTGCAAAAATCTTCCGATTGCTTCATAAATTTCAGCATTGCACAGCTTTTCAAGTTCACCGTTAAACTTCAATTTGTACCAAAGTTTGCCGTCTTTCATAGCATTTACAATTTCTTCAGGAATAAAATCGCCGTCTTTTATTACCTGTTCTTTGAACGCAATTTCATCTTCAGTATTTTCGCCGAGTTCATCAAGTACATATCCGTACAATCCGCAATCTTGAATTACCTGAATACTTCTATGAACAGTCGGTTCAATTTCTTCAGTCTTTTGCTGATTTAAAAGACCGTTTATTGCTTTGCCCCTGATACTCATCCTGTAACTTGATTCAGTTGCAGTCATTTCTGTTTGATTGTTAAAATCGAGCAGCTGGTCAATTTTGAATATATTTGTGATATTTTTCTTTAGTTCGGGAATTAAGAAATTCACAACCGCAGAAATATCGCCTGCCTGAGATATCGGGAAAATAGGAGTTTGTCCGTTTGATGTTGCCTGAACGTTAAATTCGGTAATTGAACCTGCCGAACGATTGATAACGTTACCTGCAACTAATGCACCTGATACAATTCCTAAAGGTGCATCTGT